AAATAAAGAGGTTGATAAAGATGTTATCGCAAAATTAAGTCAGATAGGTTGCACTCAAGAAGAAATAGGTTCTGTTGTAGGAATATCAGCTAGAACTCTTAATAGAAGATTTGCCGATTTAGTAGCAGAGAATAAAAATATTGGAAAAGCTAGCCTTAGAAAAAAGCTATGGTCTAAAGCTATGAGAGGACAAGGTAATGATAAATTATTAATTTGGTTATCGAAGCAAGAACTTGGTATGCAAGACAGAGTCCACACCACACAAACTGTTGAACCTCTACCATTAATAATTGATGCTAAAGCTGACGAGGTAAATGGCTAAACAAAAATTCACGCACTTCATACCAAGAGATAAACCACCCAAACGAGGTGCTGGAAAACACAAGAAGAACAAAAACAAACATGAAAAACGACAACAAAAACAAACTAGATACAAAGGACAAGGAAGATAATATGAGTGAAGTAATCGGAGAGAATACATTTTTAAAACTAAGACAACAAAAAGATCAAATGAAAGCAGAGTTAGAGCAAGTAAAGATTCAAAGAGATATTGCTTTAAGAAGACAAAAGAAACTTGAAGATGCTGTAAAAGATTTAAGAAAGTTGGTAGAGAGTGGAACAGAAGCGAAGTAACTTTTATCCTAATGGAGAGATCATAGATTATTCTCTACCTCAATCATTTACTAAAGCATTACATGGTAATAGCTGTGGAGATTGTGGATTATACTCTAACAAAAGATCATTCTGTGGTCGTTGGGGTGCTAAAGGTGTTAAAGATACTTATGTTTGCCACGAATGGAGAAAAAGACACTTCAAAAGATAACAGAAGAATTAGATAATCTTGCAAATCTTTATAATAAGACTCAAGATGTTAAATACAAATTAGCTTGGTATAAATTACTCGATAAACTAAAATATCTGTGATATTTATGCCTCATGGCTAAATATAAAAACAGAACTGTTAAACTTAACAAACCTATGCGTGGAGATGTTAAGAAGTTTAAAGTATTCGTAAAGAATCGTAAGACAGGCAGAATAGTTAAAGTTAATTTTGGCGATAAGAAGTTATCTATTAAAAAGAATATTCCAGCGAGAAAAAGATCATTCATGGCGAGGTTTAGACCAATACTTGCTAAAGCTAAGAGATCAGGCAAACAATTAAATACAACTCCTGTATATTGGGCAGTTAAATCATGGCAAAAAGGGTTTAAAGTATAATGGATAAGATTGTTTATAAATTCTTTGGTCTAATAGATAACTGCTTTGCTTGGGTAGAAAGTAAATTTAAAAAGAGGAAGAAAAAATGAGAGATATTAAATATTTAGAATCCTTTAAAAAAAAAGCAGAAAAGAAATTTAAAGAAATGAACTTATTTAGATATTTAAAAAAAGAAGTAGAGGCTAATGCTAATGGCACTCAGCAGTATGTAATTAAAAAAGGTATTAACAAAGGCAAGGTTGCTAAATAATTATGGGTAGTACAATGAATTATTATTTTACAGGAATATTGATAGTTTTGTTTTGCTTATTAGCATTTATAAAACCAGCATATCCTGACGAAACACAAAATAATACATCTGGCTCAAACACTATGATTGATGGTGGTTATACATCTAACGCTACTACAACTTATCAATCAGGCTCATCATCAAATACTACAACAAACTCTACATCAAACTCTAATATTAAATCTGCACCACCAACAGCATCAGCACCATCATTCTCTGCTCAAAGCCAAGATGTTTGTGCAACAGGAGTATCAGTAGGTATTCAAACATTTGGTACAGGGTTTTCAGGTGGTAAAACAAATAGAGATATGAACTGTGAAAGAATTAAATTAGCAAAAGTATTATATGACTTTGGAATGAAAGTAGGCTCAGTTGCTTTACTATGCCAAGACGAAAGAGTCTTTGAGGCCATGATTAACGCTGGTACACCTTGCCCTGTAGATGGAAAGATAGGTAAAGATGCTTTAGCAATATGGAATAAGTACGACCATGAAAGACCAGATTACGAAACTTATGTAAAACGAATTAAGAAAAGAGAAAAGATAGACAAGAAATTAAACAAAGAAGAAGCTGAAACATTAGAGTTACATACAAAATGATTTGGTTAATAATTTTTATAGGAGTAATGGCATATGCAGTATATCGTATCAATCGTTTTGTTGATGATATTAACCCTTACAACTTCAAAAGCAGAAACAACAAATAATTTAGTTTCACAAGATTTTACAAGTGGTTGGTCAGGAACAAACATAGATACTACACATGGTAGTGGAGTTATAGCTGGAGTTAATAATGAATATGTAGAATCCGATAGTGTTTCTTTGAATGATTCTAATGTAAATAAAGGTTCATTAAACAATGGCTTTGAAATAACAGGCTCATCTAAAATATGGTTTTGGAATAGTAATTCACAATCAGTTACACAATCTATCAAAGTAACAGATGATAATGGAAATCTAACTACACAGAATAGAACCATATCAGGAAGTTGTGCTACATTTAATGGCTGTGCATATGAAGATATGACAGATACAATGATCTTTGGAAAGAATACAGTACAAGATTATGATGTTGTTTTAAGATATGATTTTTCTGTTCCTAATACTACAGGACACTATGGTGCTGATCTCAAAGAGCCTAGTCTAATTGTAAATTATACTTATGTTCCTGATATTAATGAAACTGTAGAACAAGAATTAATAAATTTATTTACTGATTTTGAACCAGAAGAAAATATTAAAATTGAAGAACAATTTACATTTGAGATATTTGAAGAACCTACAATGGAAGTTATGGAAGAACCTATTATGGAAGAATTTATCGAAATTGTTTCTATTACTGACGAGCAACCTGAAACCATAGAATCAGAACCTGAGATTATGGAAGAAATTATTGCAGAAGAAAAGCCTGAAGAAGAAGTAATAACAGAAGAAATTATACAAGAAGCTAAAGAGGAAATGCCAGAAGAAATTGTAGAGGAAGCACCAGAACAGATGACAGAAGAAAAAGAAGAAGAAATTATTGAAGAAACAGCAAAGGAAACTACAGAAGAAGCACCTAAAAAAGAAGTTAAAACAAAGGTAACAGATAAGAAAACAAAGAAACCTAAGATAGATAATATTATGGCTAAAGTAGATGCTCAAATTAAAGATAGTGCTAAAAACTTACAGATCAAAAACATTATAAAACTAGATGCTATGAAAAGCGATCAGGTTTCACTTACAGATTACAATAATGTGGAGTTTTACAAGCCTAAAGATATTTATTTGAATCAGATCGAGATATTTGATAATAGGTCTATATATGCCAATGTTGATTTAGTAAAATATACTGCTAATGATATAATGGAAGTTAAGATAAAAAAACTAAATGAAATTAAGTCTAAAAAAAGATTATTACTTTTAGAATTACAGGAGTTAAAAAATGGTTAAAAAAATACAAGACAATCTTACAAACATAGTTGTAATACTAGGTCTTATTGCTTCTATTGGTGCTGGATTTACTAAATTTGCTAAGATGGAATCTACAATCGAACAATTATCTAATCAAACTGCACCAGATTTATCTGGCATAGAAAACAATGGATTTGCAATATTAGATATTAATAAAGAGATAGCTTTAATACAAAAAGAATTAGAAACTCATGGTCATAACAACGATCATTCACATGACAATTCTGCTATTAAAATATTACAAAAAGAAATAGAAGTTTTAAAGTTAGAGATTGAAGAATTAAAAGAAGCATCTAAAAACCCATTAAGCTAATGAAATTTATTTTAGCTTATACTATCTGCTCAGCAATTACAGGATATTGCAATACTCCATTAGTACACCCTGTAGAATATAATAGCTGGACAGAATGTACTAAAGCTGGTGCTGTAATAACAATAAAAGTAACTAACGAATTTCAGGAAAAATTTAATAAGGAAAAAATGTATATTTCTTATTTCTGTAATGAAAATAACTCTAACAAAACCACAACTTAAAGTATCATCTAGTAAAGCAAGATTTAGAGTTCTTATAAGTGGTCGTAGATTTGGCAAAACTTATCTAGCTGTAACTGAGATGATGAAATATGCCTGTCAGCCAAATAGAAGAATTTGGTATGTAGCACCTACATTTAAAATGGCCAAAGAGATCGTTTGGGGAACTCTTAAAGAGATGCTTAATCAATTTAATTGGATAGAGGACATAAACGAAACTACAATGACAATAACTATTAGAAAAACTAATAGTCAAATATCATTAAAGGGTGCTGATAACTATGATTCACTTAGAGGTACAGGATTAGACTTTTTAATATTAGATGAGTTTGC